TTACCGATCGTACGGGCGGATGAGTGTGCTTTTTTTCTGAGATTTTAAATGTTTATAGAGGGCGAAGCCCGCAATGCCGGCCAAGACGGCCAGGAGGGCAAGGGATCCTGTGGCCATGAACGTTACCTCCGAATAAGAATGGCAAGGAGGCGTATTTGTGACATTGATCACTCTGCGGGGCAATGAGAGCAATCTGTAATCGGGAAGACGCTGTGAGGGCGAGGCAAAAAAAAAAAGCGCCTATAGGGAGGCGCATAAAGATTTGCAACACAGCTTGTTGTGTTCAACACCAGGAGGAGTGGTGAACTGACGCTATTCTATGCAGCGGCAAAGGCGGCTGATATAGGTATTACTCCGAAAGCGCCGCTACCACTCATAGCCCAACTGAATGTTGTAATCGGGATCCTGATTGGTGGAATAAGGATCGGACTGGCGGCGGCGATCGGTTTTCTTCACCGGGCCTTCATACGCGGGATAAGGTTTGGCGCGCGGTTTGCTGCAGCCTGGATGATCGCACTCGATATCGACGCGAAAACTGCTTTTATCTCTCGCCTCTGCCCAGGCAATCGGCGGTTTTTCTGCTTTGGGGGCCGGCCCCGGCTCCGGCGCAGTTTTGGGGGCGGGGGAGATACTGGGTTCAGGCGGATGATAATTCAGCTCCAGCGCGCCCAACGGGGCGCTGCAAGCGGCAAAGGCCAGCAGAATGGCACTGGCGGCCGGCAATGTAAGCCATCTCGGCATGGTGACTCTCCCTGAATGATTTCGTCAGGCAACTATAAAACAGCAGAACGAGAATTACTATCATTTGCCTTGGGCGTTACGGGCGAGCCAGGCGGCGATTCCATCGGCAGACGGGGTCAAATCCTGTGCGTTTAGCCGAGATTAGCGCCCCATCGCGGCGAAAAAGGTTGCTATTGCCGCGCGCTCGTGAGTTAATGATGTCGGCCTGTGGTACAGACCTATTTATGCACGACATTTTGAGTAAAGTAGTTCAAATTTAAAGCGTTATCCCGGATAGCCCTTCTCTGACGAATTTCCTTTCCAGTGCCTCCATAAGTAACTGATGACCGGCTACCTCGCCCATGGCGGCTTACATTTATTATTGAAGGAATTAGACATGTCTAACATGATCAAAGGTCAAGTGAAGTGGTTCAACGAAGCTAAAGGTTTTGGTTTCATCACCCCAGCAGACGGCAGCAAAGACGTATTCGTACACTTCTCTGCTATCCAGGATCAAGGCTTCAAGACCCTGGCTGAAGGCCAGAACGTACAGTTCTCTATCGAGAACGGTGCGAAAGGTCCATCTGCGGCTAACGTTACCGCTATCTAATTGGCGCCTGGCGCTGATTGAAAAAAACCCGCTGCGGCGGGTTTTTTTGTGTCTGAAATTCGGCGGTGCGAAAAAAAGCCCGCAAGTCTGCGGGCAAAAGTTCCTTGTTAAATCTTTATTGATTATTTAACTTATTGTTTTTTATTATTTATATTTTTTGTTTGTCCACATTTTGGCTCTTGTTCTTGTACCTACCCAAAAATCAGCGAAGCCTGGCCGCCGCTTTGTGGGTGAGGGGGAACCGGATTAACGTTATGCGGTTTTGAAATGACGCGGGTAAAGGTTTCATGGCTGACAAACGTGCATCCACAGTTGATGTTTGTGCACTGGTTGTAGCGCTCTTTGGTCGTATTGGTGATGTAGCTCGATGATCTGGTGTGTGCGGCTTGGCCGCATTCAGGACAATGCATCATGGCGGGGTTCTCCGTCATGTTCCCGGCTAAGGCCAGTATTGCTGGTAATTATGCACGATTAAGGGGCGTTTGCATTAGCTAAAATCTGTTCTGACGGTTTTTTGCTCGGGACGCGATCAAGTTAGGTATCGGTATTGATCTCGCAGTAGACTCTTTGCTGACAGTAGAAATGGCATGAGAGTGTCGAAATTCTAGTGCCTTCTAAAATATTACCTATGTTGCTCCACATGTTGACTCATCAGATGTTAAAATGTCCTTTGATAGAATTCGATATAGCATGGATAGTTTATTTTACATAAGGCAGAAAATGGCAAAAATTAGCGAAAGATGGAAGCATAATGGAATTGTTAAAGGTTACTGCAACATTTGTGGGATATATGGTGTGCTTACTAAAGATCATGTTCCACCAAAGTGCGCTATAACATTAGGGCCAGTTCTTCAGAAAACAGTTAGTGAGTTTTTTCACGTACAGGAACCTGTAAAGCCAATAAATGCTAAAAATGGTGCCTATTTCCGAACAATTTGCAGTCATTGTAATAACGATGTCTTAGGTGGACTTGATAAATCGATTGAACAAGTCACTATGTCTTTTAAAGACCAGTTGAGTAAGTATATGACTGGTACAGTGGCATTTCCTTTCATCAGAATTCCATTTGACAGTGTATCGTTCACCAGAGCAATGATTGGTCACATACTATCAGCTACTTCAGTTGAGGACTGCAAAAAGGAACCAGTAGATAGTCCATTCTATACACCTTTGAAAAATTATGTGTTAGGTAATAAACCAAGCTTTGAGGATACGCATGATATCTACTACTGGTTTTATCCGCACAGGATGCACATATCGGCTCAAAGTGTTGGTTTCATGAATGACGGACATGTTGCATTTATATGTGCTCTTCATTTTTTTCCTATCGGATTTATGGTTACAGTAAAAAATCAAGGGACTTTTCCAGCCCATTCATCAAAACTATGTCTTACAGACAAGTTCCTAACATTTAATATGACTTCAAGGAACTATGAATTTACAACTTTTCCTTTTGTAAGTCTTAGTGGCAATCAAATGTATGCTATTAGTAATGGTCACACTTGTGTAAGTTATCCAATTATAAAATGACTGTTGCTGAAAATGGGGGGCTATATTTTTCTATCTGTGGGCATCGTAATGATGTGAGCAATCTCCGATTTTGGCTCAGGGCTGGCAGTCATATTAGGCATAGCCCTGAGTCGTAAAGATGCTAGATAAAATCTGAACTAATGCACATTATTCCATTTCCAGCTCGTCGATTTTTACCTCAAGATCCAGCGACGTCGTAAACCCGCTGCCGTTTAAACTGTGCGTTACTGTGACCAGCGTCCACTTTGCTTCGTCGATCTCACGCTTAAAGCCTTTGACCGTGACGGGCGCTTCCGGGTAAAGCTCTGCACGGCCGCGCGCCAGCTGGATCGAGAAAGTGGCGACGCCGCGCTGTATCCGTTCCCAATTGGCCTTTGCCGCGCGCTGGGCATTGTATTTTGTCGCGTAGGTATGGCGTAACACCAGGACGTTTTCATCGCTGCCGACTAAATATTCCCCCTGTTTTTCTTCCTCAACCATCGGCTTTTTCTTGCGGCGGCGCTTGACCTTGACCGGCTCGCTTTTCGCGGCGCGGGTGTTTAACCAGTTCGCTACCACGCCCGTATATGCCCCGCGATCGGTCAACGTGAATTGATGACTGTCGCCCGACTGGCGATTGATTAGCATTTCTGGGATCTGTTTGCCGTTGACGGTCTGATTTTGGCCTTGTTTGAAGAACAGCAGATTACCGTTCTTAACAGCGGCCACTGCGCCATTTTCTTTCGCTATGCGGGTGATGAAACTCCCGTCCGACTCGTTGGTCTGGTCGATGTGAGGAATGGCGATATCAGCCATATTTTTATTGATGACCGGTGTTAGCTTGTTGCGAGTGGCGACGGTTTTCACTATATCGCCCAGGGTTTTCTTGTGATAGGAGTTGTCGCGCTGCACGTTTAGCGTTTGTCGAAAATCAGCGCTGCGTGCCGTGATCGTCAACTTATCCGGCGCGCCGGAATGCCCTATTTCATCCACCACAAACAGCCCTTTGTCGATCGTGCCGGTATCTTTCCAGCCGATAGCCACGGCGATGCTGACGCCGCGACGGGGTAGCATCAGGCTGCCGTCGCTGTCGTCAAGCTCGATCTCCAGCTGGTCAGCCTCAAAGCCCCGATTATCGGTCAGGGTCAAGTCAAGCAGTTTTTCGCTCACCTTCCCGGTAATATCGACGCCGTCGATTTTCAACGTAAAGGCCGGCGTATTACTGCCGCCGATCTTGTCCAGGGTGTCGAGCAGGCTCATGATAAAAGTCCCCCGACAGTGTCAGATACCTGAGTGACGAGGTCTTCAAATTGCTGGGATAAATCGCCGAACATGTCTTTTAACCCTTCATCCGTGCGCTTCAACGTGATGGTAAACTCAATGCGCCTGGCGGATCCGTCCTGAAAGAAAACGGTTTTGCTTCGGGTCAGGCTCTCGATCACGAACATGCCATGAATCGCGCCACTGCCTTCGATAAGCGACCACGCCTTGCCTGTTTCCGCCATCAACTGTATCGCCATTAGCGACACTCGGCCGCCGGTCAGCTCCGGCAATAGGACGCCGCTCAATGTGATCGTTTCATCGTCCGGCCCCAAAAACTGGCTTTGCGGTCGAAGCCCGACACGGCTGTTTGTCGGGTGTCGCCATGACATTTGGTGCTGAAATTCCTGGTATGGAACGGTTTGCAGCATGAACACGAACATGCCTAATGCCATCATCATAATGATTATCCTCACTCGAAATCGTTGTAACTGCTGTTCACCTTGGCGCGCGCCTGCCGTTCTCTCGCGTCAATTTGTCTGGCAACTTCCCGCGCGATATCCAACGCGCTCTGTCCTGGCTGCGGATTGATGGTTATCGGCGCGTGGATCTCGACAATTGGCGCATTGGTACGCTGATATGATGCGCTACCGGCGGAGCGATATTGGTTCCCGGCCAGGCTGTGTGGGTGTAGCGGGGCGTCTGCTGCTGTTGCACCATTCATGAACAGGGCGGCAACGGCGGCCATTGCTGCGGTGTTTCGGCGGCTGGTGACGCTTACCGGCCCACTGACGATTTCCGGCCCATACTCTCCGACAATGCCGAATTTACCCAGCGGGATACGGCCGCCGTTGTCATGCTCTCCGGTGTAGCGATAGCGTATTGCATCAGCTGAATTTCCTGTCGGCCCTGGCGTCATCATGACACCAGCGCGGCGGGCTGCGGTGGCAACAGCCGGGTTTTCCTGCGCCAGTTTGCGCGTTTCTGCCGACCGTACTTTAATTTCGTCCAGCTTATCCAGTACCCACTTGATTGAGTCCGTCAGCAGTTTCAGTGGGGTTAGCGCCATCTCAATGCCTGCCGCCAGAAATTCGCCGAAGGTCTTCCCGGCCGATGCCGCGCTTTCCAAATTGTCTTTTGTCGATTTCACTGGCGTCAGCAAATCTGTGAACCAGCCCCACAACGCTTTAACCTTGTCGCCGATCCAGTTGAATACTGGCATCAATGGTGCAAAAGCGTCTTTGATCGGTGCGGCGGCGCTTTTGAATCCTTCGACAACACCGCCGAGAAACGCCTTGATAGGCTTCCAGTATTTGTAAATCAGCACACCAGCGCCGACGATCGTGGCCGCAATCAGTCCCAGCGGGCTGAGTAGAATGCCGAACATACTCGCCAAGCCGCCGAGGGCGAAGCGGAGGAATCTCAGTGGTGAGGTTGCCAGCCAGGTAAATACGCGCCCAACTCCTTTCATCCCCTTGGCGGCTGTCTGTAGTGGTGATGATGCAAATGTCATCACTGCGCGGCTGGCGTTCCCTAACCCTTGCTTGGAGAATGTCAGCGCGCTTTTCCCTGCTTCAAGTAATGAACGGCTGAAGCTCCCGACTTGCTTTTTAGTGATAGGCGTCGTACTGGCGAATTTCAGCATGCTGAGTGAGAGGTTAGGCAGCAGGCGAATACCTAACATGCGGGTGCTGAACCGGAGCAGGGCAAACGGGCCGAGCAGCCCGACTACGGCGATCGCCAGCGTACCGAAAACGGTCGTTGCAATAGCGGCTGCTGCCCCTATCTTAACAATGGCGGCGCTTATGTTGGGGTGCGCTTTTAAAAACTCAGCAACGCCGTGCAAAACGTTGCTGATGCCTTTGGCCGTTTTTCGTAGCCAGGCGTCGTTTTTTTCAAACAGTTCAACGCTGATATTTTCCAGGGCGGCATGCAGCATCGTCATGTCGCCTTTCATGTTATCCAGCATGGTGCCGGAGACGCGCGCGGCCTCGCCATCATACTCGCCCGGCGCGCCGCGCATTTTTTGCAGCTTGCCATCTGATACCGCACGCATCAACTCACCGAATCCAGTGACCGCATACATGCCGGCAATATCTTTGAAAATCTTACCGCGATCGACGTTCCCCATTTTTGACGTCTTCTTGTCGATATCTTTCAAAATATCGACCAGGTCGCGCATATTGCCGTCTTTGTCTTTGGTTTCGACGCCTAGTTTTCTGACGGTGGGGCTGTTGCCAATTCTGCTGAGAATAGCGCGCATTGCTGTACCAGCTTGGCTACCTTGAATGCCCGCGTTCCCCATGATCGCCGTGGCGGCTGAAACGGTTTCCAGGCTTTGCCCATATTCGCGGCCGACGCCGGCGGAATATTTCAATGACTCGCCCAGCATCGGAATATCAACGTTGTTCCGTGTGAACAGCGCGGTAAGCACATCCGCCACTCTGTCCATTTTTTCCGCTGGGATCCCCATCGCGGTTTGAATGTTTGACGCAATATCGGCTGTCGTGCCCAGGTCAATGTCGCCGGCCGATGCCAGATTCAGCATCCCCGGCATGGCTTTCAATACCTGCTCCGGAGAATAACCCGTCCTCCCGAGGAAGTATTGCCCCTCGGCAACCTGGAGATCGGTAAATTTTGACGATAGCGGCAGGGTTCTCGCCTGATGGCGCATAGCCATCATTGCGGGATCTGACTTGGACGGGATACGCGTTACAGCCTGTGTTTTGCTCATCATCGCGTCAAAGTCATAACCGACGTGCAAGGCATTGGCCAGCCCGCGGCCCATCGCGCGCCCGGTGGCCATCGAGGTGTAACCTACCCCGGCAGCCATGACTTTTCGCTGATTACTCTCGTCGAATTGATGGCGCGCAGCATTCAGCCGTTTTTGCTGCTGGGCCTGCTGCTCAAGTCTTCGCTGCTGTGCTGCAAGTGCGCCGGTTGTCCCGCTGATATTGGCGCGCAGCGATCGCTGGGCCTCACCAAGTCGGTTAGTCGCCATGCCGCTGTTTTGCAGTGCGGTGCGCTGGTTTTGCAGTGACAGCCGGAGATCGGAATATTTTTGCTGAAGGCGGGCCGCTTCCTCCCTGGCCTTCTGAAATTGGCGCGCCTGCTTCGCCGTCGGGGTTTCCGTTGATTTCATGGCGATAGCCAGATTGCGCGCTTTATCGCGGGCAGTGCTTAGCGCCTGCGCGGCGGCGGCTACCTGGGCTTTTGTCTTGCGGAAACCGTCAATTTTCCCAGCCTGATTATCCAGCTGTTTTAATTGGTCTTTGGTGGCTTTAACAGAAGCGGCCAGCGCTTTATTGCTGGCCTGCATGGATTTAAACGGGCGGGTGACTTTATCGACCGCGCTCAGTAAAACCTGCAATCGGAGGTTTTTGTCACTCATCACTTGCCCCACTGCGGATTATGGCTTTATGCCGCCACTCCAGCAGCTCGGCCAGCGGCATTGAGTCGGTGACGGTCGGCGGCCAATGGAAGACGGCGGCAATATCCGCCGTCAGATCTTCTACTGTCAGCTGTTCAGGAAATCTGACCTGACCGAATTCGGCAAGAAAAAAATCGCCACAGCTTGCGACAGCTGATAAAGGTCAGCCGGATCGAGGTTGGCAACCTCGGCCGCCGTCAGGTTCGGCGTGGTGATGCGCGGCAATACCCTGATCAGGGAGTCGACGTCGGTTTCGATCAGCGCCTGCAAACGTGTGCCGCGCAGCGCGCCGGAATTCGGCTTGTTGACGGTCACTTCGGTGATCTGCGTAGTGCCGCGCACGATTGGAACGTCAAGGGTGATCGGCTGGTTGGTCGCCAGTTCTGTGCCGTCTGTCGTCTGTTTTTCTTTCATCACGTTATCCTAATGATTGGTGCTGTTTAGGCGGCCCCTGCGGGCCGCATGAAATACCTGTCAGCAGGCGATTACAAACCGATGGCGCGGCGGTGCTCCGCCAGGCGGTCAACACCATCAATGATCTCGACCATGTTCACGGTGTCGATTTCCATCAGGACGCTGCCGTCCCATGTCAGCTTGAAATAGGTGTTTTTGGCGCTCAGCTTGGTCTGCGTGTTGTCGCCCTGCTTATAGTTGCCATGATCAAACTCGGAGAAGCGCCCGCGCATGACCACTTCGACGGCAATGATCTCGGCGGTGTCGTCACGCTGGAATGAGCCGGCAAAGCGCAGGAGAACGCCGTCAACCTTGGCGATGCCCCATTGCTTGTAAATCTGCGCCTCAATGCCGCCGAGAGTGATCTCGGCGTCAAGCGCGCCATCATCCAGCCCCAGATCAACGCTGGCGCTGCCGTTCATGCCGCCGCCCCGGAATGCTTCCAGCTTTCGCGTCAGCTTCGGCAGGGTGATTTCTTCAATAACGCCCTGGTAGCTGTTGGCGTCATTGAACAGATTCAGGTACTTCAGTTTGCGTGGTAAGGCCATCGCGTCCCCCTTAACTGTTCACGTTCTGAGTGAAGTTCATCAGATACTGATCGGTGATGCGCTGGCGCAGCAGCAGGTTTTCGAGCGGCGGCACAGGCGTGTAATCGTAATCCAGCACCAGCTTGCCGGATGCCAGGACGTCCTTATGGTTGGCCGCTTCATCAATCCAGCAATTCCCGTCAACGATGTAACCGCCGTTTTTCAGCTCGCGGAATTTGGCGTTGATGCCCTCGATAATGTCTTTTGCAAGGGAAGGGTGCAGCGGCTGATCTACTGCCCACATTTGCGCCTCGGCCATCGTGTCGGCCAGCACTTGCGCGGTGCGGGTGTAGTTTTCAAACTGGAACAGCGGATCATCGGAGCAGGTGCGCGACCCCCAGAAGCGAAATCCGTCTTTTCGGATCAGCGTGGTAACGTCGTTTTGGTTCAGCAGGTTGGCATCGGTGGCCGTATCCTGCAAATCCCAATAGACGTCGGCGCTGATACCGGTCACGCCGTTAACGCCGACATTGGACAGGGTTTTGTGCCAGCCGACCTGCTGATCCAACTTGGCGCGCAGCCCGAGCGCGCGGGCTGTTGCAAACGCGGTTGCGGGTGCATTGGTCGTGGTATCCCAGCTCAGGAAATCCGGCCAAATCAACATAGCTTCGCGCTGGCTGAAGTTTTTGCGGTAGTCGAGCGCCTCGGATACCGTCTTGCAGCCATAGGCGCTGAGGTAGGCGAAGGCGCGGAGGCTTTGCGCCACGGCCAGTAATTCGGAAGCAACCGCCTCGTTATCGTGGCCCGGCACACCCAGAATGCGGGGTTTAACGCCAAGCTGGCTTTGTGCGGCCAACAAGGCTTTCATGCCGGTTTTCTTGCCCTCGGTGGTCACACCACCGATGATATTGGTTGTCGTCTCGGCTTCGGTTTCGCCCTGGGCGACACGCACCACGACAGTAACGGGCTTTGCCTGATCGGCGATGGCATCCAGCGAGCGGGCGAGGGTGCCGGTTTCGCCGGCCTTGCCGCTGGCTGCCATGACGTCGGTAATTAACACGGGGGTGTTTAACGGGAATGCTTTTGCGTCGGCGTCGTCACCGGTACAGACCATACCGACGATGGCGGTGCTGACAGTGGTGATGGTGCGAGTGCCTTCGTTGATTTCCTGCACGCGCACGCCGTGGTGATAGTCTTGAGCCATTAGGCGGATCTCCTGTAACGGTGTTCCCCTATGGTGGCGGCGGTGCGCTGTTAATGCATGCGGTGGGCTTTGTGTGGTGGCTGGCACAATGGCCATTGATACTGCTTGGGATGTCTATGTTTGCCGGTATGGCCAACACAGTCAATGATGGCTGTACTGTAGGAAAAAATAAAGCCCCGCATAGGGGCTTTGCTTACGCGGCGCGATACCAGCACATTAGCTTGATGTGGCTTTCTACAATGCTGAATTCCTTGCCGCCGCCGACCTCGGCAGACGTTATTTCGATGCTGTGGCCGTGCTTACCAATGTCGACGGTGTGATTGTGCTTGCCGATCTCGACGGTGTGGCTATGGTTGCCGTTCTGACTTGTCCAGTTCCGTGTGCGGTGGCTGTCATTGTCCGAACCGACGACGTAATCGCCATCCCATGCTGTGCCAGGGGCATCCATGCCCCCCTGGTGCGCGTGCTCGCCGCCTTCTGACGTCCCTTTCGTACCGTGATCAAACTCCGACGTCCATTTGGTGCCGTGGTCAAACTCGCCCACCTGGCCGCTGACGCCGTGGCTGTGCTTCGGCATATTTTCAACGCTCAGTGTTACCGTGTCCGAACCGCCGGCGGTCATCACATCCGAGCCATCTGCCTTGCCGATGCGGATCGTTTTATTCTCGCCGGTATAGTGCCAGGTGGTGCCCGGCCACTTTTCGTTAGGGTTCAGGTTCGTCGCAAAAAAGATACTGATCCCCGGCGGGTAAATGTCATCAAATGCCGCTTTTCTTTCCGCCAGCGCGTAGGCGTCGTCCGCCCGGTTCTTGGCTTCGCGAAACTTCGTGTCGACGTAATCCACGGTTGCGATGATGACCGTGGGGTCGATCAGTAGCTGCACGTCCTTTGTGCTGCTGACGGCCAGCTCAACACGGATCACCGAATTGCGCCCCGAGCCTTCGGCAAGACGCGATTTGTAGGTGTCGGGCAGGCTACCAACTGCAACCAGCACACCATCATCCGCATAAAGCCCGACTTCCCTGATCCAGAAGCCGCCGTACTTCGGCGGAATTATCATTTCCGCGCTGATCACGTTGGCCGATTCGCTCACGATAGTCAGCGCGTTGAGCGCGGCGCGGTATTGCTCGCCGATCAGCCCGGTCTGTTCTGGTGATGGCGTTGGTGTGGCGCCGGCGCCATCGCCCACGGCCATTGCGCTGATCGCCATAGGCTGACCGGTCTGCGCGGCCAGCGCCAGCTTGGCGGCGCCGGCATGGGTCAGGATGCTGAAGAATTCCGGCATGATCCCCCCTTACATGCCCAGCTTAGACAGGGCGACGGCGTCGCTGTCGTCTGCCGTATGCAGGAAAATGGCTTCGCGCAATGTGCCGTAGCACGGATTTACCTTGCCGCTGGTAAACGTACTGCCGACATAAATCGGCTGCGGGAATGACGTCAAATCAGCCAGTCGCCCCGTCGTCGATGTGTCCCTTGCCTTTAGCTCGCCCGCTTCGTAGCCGCGAATTTCGCCGCCGTCGACGTCAAACAGTGCGGCGGATGGCACGTAATCCGCATATGGAGTTCTGACCGCGCCCATGGCGATGCCGTTCACGCCCGCGCCATTCCAGGTGCTGTCGCGCGTGCCGTAGCGCCAGGCCTCAATGTCCTTTTGCTGGTTGGTGATCTGCGTGCGCAAATAGGCCATCGGTAGCCCGGCGATGCTGATGCCCACCAGAATACCCAGCGAGTCCGCGCGATCGTTATCCGCCATGCGGCCGCTGATGGCATATTTCCCACTGCGCTGCACGCGGTGGTTTTTCTCAGATCGCAAATACGCGCCGCCGTTACTGGAAATCTTGATGATCACGCCCGGCGCGTCGCCGCTGTCGTCATACAACACTTGCGCGCCGTCACCCTGCATCACGCTGATGTAGTCATTGTTCGCGAACAGGGAATACAGCTTGCTGACCTCCTTGTTCGCGTTCATCTTGACGCCGAACGCCGGGTTAATGGCGCTTTCTACTTTGCTGTAGATGTCGTTGTCGAGTAACCAGGTAATGCGTGCCATACAGCCGGCCTCATCGGGGATCACTCCGCCATCGGCCAGCACACGGGCCTTGTGCGCATTAAAAATGGCCTGGTCATCCAACACATAGGCCGACAATTTCAACGCCGGGCGGCCGCCGGACGGGTAAGGGACGCCGCTGTTAAAGCCGAGAGTCATGCTTTTTCTCCTGATAATGGGATGCGATCCAGCGTCATCCAGTTGTAAAGCGGGAAGGGCGCGCCATTGCGCGTGATTTTCTTACTGACCATGGGCGATGAATCGCGCAGGCACGTCAGCGGGTAAGTTCGGCCGTTAGCGTGCTGCGTCTTGTTGTTGAAACCGACGAGCAGAAAATCATTGGCGGCCGGTGCTTTATCGCAGGTGATGCGCAAGGTTGTCCCGTCCACCACGTCAACGCTGAGGATGGCGGCGGATTTCAGCTCCAGCGAAAGCCCCTGATTTTTTACGTCGCCAATGAATGAGTTATCGATCACCAGTGGTGGGTACGGCATTTTGCAGCGGGCTTCGATGACACTGCCTGTCACGGTGACCGACTCGATTGTCGTGTCCGTCCAGGTGCCTTTTTTCTCGTCATCGTACAGATGCCAGTGAACGGCCTGCGCCTGGTACTCGCCCTGCAACACTTTACCGGCGGCGTTGATATGGCTGAGTGAACCGTCGCTATACAGCCAGTTGAGCGGATATTTCGGCCCGTAGCAGATTGCGTTTGCATGCCTGCGCACGTATTCGCGCTGATCGACGGCAGAAATGGAATAGGGCTGCGTGATGACATCTTCGCCGAGCGGGTTACCTTCCTCGTCGACTGCCTGCGCTTTACTGTTAAGCCGACTCCCGACCTGGCCGATCACGATCACAATCTCGTCGGTTTGCCCGGTGATCGCTTTGTAATCCACTATCCGGCGCGGGAAATAGGTTTCTTCTTTCGCCAGATAATCCCCCGGCAGCAGGTTGTCGCCGTTGTCGTTGTCGGTTTCGCCATGCTCAAACAGCAAGACGACGACCTTGCATTTTTTCCCGACCGCGTCAGCGATTTGTTTCGCACGCGTCACCATGTCGATGCCGTTCTGATACGGCACGGTGCCGGGTGAGATGTTCGCGAATGACTGGCCGCCGGCGGCAGCTGGCGCGTGGAAAAATACCGGCCATGTCTGGCCGTTCTCTGTCAGCTTATCGAGCAGGGTATAGGTTCGCGGCAATGAATGGCCCTGTCGCCAGCCGGCGGCGGGATATTGCAAATCGTTGGCCGTGTCGCGATCGTCGTCGGTGACGGCTTTGAGATTGCCGCCTTCTGGGCGGCCGTTCGCCAGCGCGAGCGCATAGCCGCGATAGCGCGGGTCGTAATTCATGATGTTGATATTCGATCCGTTGTGGCTGTCGAAGGACGCCGCCAGCGACTGGCCGTCTTCAGTCGTGATATGCATCTCGCCGCCCGGCACCATTTCGCGCTTCGACTTGATGAACATCACCGCATAGCGCGGCGCGCTCTCCCCCGCAGGCAGATAGCTGAACAGCACCGCATCGGGGCCGAGATTGTGGGCGGACACGACGGGGTGATCGTTCCATAAAAGCTGCTCGCCGATATGCAGGGCTAATTTTCCCTCTGCCGGCCGGATGTTGGCGGAAATATAGTCCTGCACGGCGGTGGTGCCGAGGCCGGTCAGGATTAACCCGGCGTCAGCGGCGCGCAGTCCATAGATGATCCTGGGGTCGGCGTCTTTTGAAACCAGCAATGAGTGCCAGCCCTGAATGCGGCGGGTGATTTTTGTCGACAGCAGGCCGTCCAGGCGCTCCTGTAAAACATCGTCCATCCAAGGAATGCGCCACGCGCCATTTTTTTCAATAAGACCGTAGGAGTCATCGCCGTTTTCAGCTGCAAAGAAATAAGCCAGCCCTGGATAACGGTTGGTTTTATTCTTTGGCAAAATGCTCAATAAATAATCCTGAACGGCCGCTTCTAACCCGCCCAGCCATAACCCGGATTGATTATCAAATGCGCCATAGGTTTCATCCGGCCCGCCCCCGGCATTAAAAATGATGGGGTATTTATCGGAGTGATAACTTTTAATGGGCTTGATCCGGTTCTCCAGTGTGCCGACAGTCAGCATGGTTGATACCAACTGCGTCAGGATCTCCGCGAGGTAGTTGCCGGAGGCCAAAAAACGCCCGGTTGGCGTGGCCAGGCCGTTGATGTTCTGATATTCGTCCATCCAATGCTTGTCGTCTGTCGATCGGACGTTAAACAGGGCATCGGCGGGCAGCTTGCCATTATCAATATCGCGCTGGGCATCCGGCAGGGTTTTATACAGACCCTCGCCAAGGTTGATCGTTGCCATCAGTGAATCAAACATGTTACGCAAATACAGAGTACGGGCGGCTAACTGCCCGGCCTGAATATTTACCGCACCACTTTCGCCACCCTTTACCCGGTCACTGTCTTCGACCTGGTTAATGGATTCTTCCCATTTTGACTGTTCGTTTAATTTACTCATCGTTCGCGTTCCCGGTGTAGAAATAATGGCCGCTGTGTTTAATTTTGCCGTCGTAGTAAAGGGGGATATCGGGCGTTTTCCCTGCCGGATATACCGTCAGGATTTCCCCGCAATAACTGGCTACAGCGCTATAAATTTTTCCGCGCGTCACTGTCTTGATATTCAATCCTGCTATGTGTCGGCTGACCGGCCTGGCGTCGCCAATCAATCGCTCCAGCTCCCTGACGATTTCGTCAGTGATCCCGACGTCGTTCACGTCAATGGTGAGGCGGAACGTGCCGCGCGGGTCGGCGACTTCCCACCACTCGGCGATCGACATTGAAAAACCCATTGCCTCAATGACACGCCGGATGGCGGCAACCGTTCCCTTGCGGCGATGTATGTAAAAGGCATCCGTGATAGCCTTGCGCTTCTCTGCCGCCGTCCATTTCTCGTCCCAGCGGTCTACAGAAAACGCCCAGGCCAGATAGGGCAAAAACTTTACCGGGCAGCGCGCCGGGTTCCACAGGTCACGCAGTGGGACGTTCAGATCGCTGATGCTCGCGCAAGCCTCCGCCGCGCGCCGCTCAAGCTGCGATGAACCAGGCGGCAACAGGCTATTCATCTGAACCGCCGATCCTGATGTGGTAATCGGTGCAGTTGGCTGCCTGGGTACGATCTAGCACCACGTCAGTGAGCGGCGCGGCCAGTTCAACGCGCTGCACGCCCTGGGTATGCAGTGCGGCATAGATGGCTGATAGCCGAATATCGCGGCCCAGCCGGCGCTGCTCGTTGATGTAGTTTTTTAGACGCAGCTCAGCATCGGCCATGATCGGCTCAATAGCCGGGCCGGGGTAAACGTAGAGCGCGGCATCAATTTGATAGTTAACAATTTTTGCAGACTGCACGGTCAGGCGGTCGGCCACCGGGCGGACTTCCTCGTCATTCAGCGCGGCGCTGACGGCGGCGAGCAGTTCCGGCGATGCTGTGCCGTCGCCGTCGCGGGATAGCACGCTGATGGTGACTTCTGCCGGCGCAGGGCTGATCGCCGAGGCGTCGGCGACTTTGCCGTCAGCGCTCTGCGCATGAAATTCATAGGCCCCGGTCGGGCCGGCGACGCTCATACCTTCGAACGCGGCGGGGACGCGCTGGCGCAAGTCGGCATCGCTTTCCATCGTCGGCGGTACGGGTGGCACAGCACCCGGATCACCCTGATCGATCACCAATCGTTTCACGTCATTGTTTGCGGCCAGTTGGTCGAGGTCGCTGCTCATGGCGTAGGCCACCATTACGGCCTGCGCCGCCTCATTGACGCGCTGGCGCAACAACACTTCACGGTAGGCGGATTCTTGCAGGACTTTGACGATCGGCTCGGACTCATAGCCCAGCGTGCGGCGCACCGCCTCCTGTTCTTCCTCCGGGTACAGGCTGATCAATCGCTCTTTGCGCGCCTCAAAGAGCGTTTCATAGTCCAGTTCTTCAATGACATTGGGGCGGGGTAGCTGACTCAGGTCAATCGTCGCCATTATTGCCCCCTGATCGGTAATGAAAATTGAATGCGGCCGGCGGTATCGGTTCGGTTGCCGACCAGGTCAACAACCATTTCCCCGTCCATGTTCGATGTGATGTTGACGGCGGTCAGGGATATGCGGTCTTCCCAGCGCAGCACCGCACCATAAACAGCGGCCATCATCTGAAGCTTGAGCGCCGGATTTTGCGGCTGGTCGATCAGGGCCGACAGCTGCGAGCCGTATTTGCGGCGCATGACGCGACTACCGACGGGGGTGATCAAAATGTCGCTGACAGACTGGCGGATGTGGTCGATTTCGCTGATAGCCTCGCCGCTGTTACGGTTCATGCCGAGATACATCATGATGTTGGCCCCCCGGTGTTGCCGCCGCCGTTCTGAACATTGCCGTGATAATGCAGATGGACGATCACGCCGTTGGAGTTAAAGCCTCCGCCGGTATGGGTGATATTGCCGTACATCTCGCCGCCGTATTTCAGCAGCAGTGATCCGGCGATCAGCTTGTTGGTGCATTCCACGACGGGCGCATCCAGCGTGATCATCTGGCCGGCGGTAACGACGACGACGTTTGACGTGGCGCTGATTTTTTCAGCGGCCTGGATATCGGCGTATTTCATGCCGCGCGCCGTTAGCGTGCTGTTTTCCGGCTCGTACTCAATGACCGCGCCGTCGGGAAAATCAATGCGGACAGCGTCAGGTGAAGAAGATGGCGCAGGGTGCTGATCGGAGAACACTGCCGGCAGCACAAAGCCGGTGGTCAGCTCACCGAAAATGCTCAACACGATCACTTGTTCGCCCACCGACGGGGCCGACCAGAAGCGCACCCGGCCGGCGCGCAGCGTCAGCCAGTTCAGCCAGTCGGTTTCATTCGCGCCGGTTAATACGCGGCATAAGCCTTTCGCCGTATCCACGTCGGACACGGTGCCGATGCGCACAATGTTAGCCAGGCGGCGGCGTAGTTCAGTGAGGATTGCATTCATACCGCCAGTGTGACGCGTGCGGGCGCGGGGGGCATGTGATGCGCCTTGTGTCAGCGATGGCACAAGGCGGCGGGGGTGTGGTTATTTGGCTATGTGGGTCAAGGCCAGATCCTTGATCCATTCGATATCGTCGTCAGTAAAGCCGAGCAGTTGCCGGCGCTCATAACGCACTGTCGGGCCGTTCCGGCTGACTTTATCACGCAGGCCGTAATGGTGGACGGCGGACAAATTCGTCACGCCGGCGGCGAAGGTGACGGCGGCTTCATCGGGGCCGGATTCCGTTTTCATAAAGCGCGCGGTGCGCAGGCGCGTGAACATCTTACGACGGATGCGGCCCTGTTTGTCCCGGCGCTTGTTCTTACGCGGAACGTAGGGGGAGCCGTCCGGGTTTTTTTGCTCTTGAATATGCTTTTGCTGGCGCTGGCGCAATTCTTTCGCCACCTGGCGGGTGAATACGCGCCGCGACTGCGGGGAAAGCTGTTGGAGCAAGACAGAAAGGGTATCGTCCAGCGTCTGGAAATCGTCTAAGCGGCCCATGCTGCCACCTTCCGGCCCTGCATCCAGATTTCAAACTCGGTGACGTTGTTCGGCGGCGGTGGCGGTTCCTCGACGTGGCTGACGTGCAGCTTGCCGTTCTCTTCTTTGACGATCACGCGCTCCGTCAGTTTCAGATCAATGCTGATATCCCTCACCCCGTTATTCAAGAAATCCGCCTCGAAGGTGAATCCGTCGCCGCGCTTGTCCGGGTTCGCCATAATGTCCGGCTGATTGGTGCGTAGCCAATGCAGAATAGGGACGATCAACAGATTGGCGTCGTCGGCGTAGTTGGTCACGATCATGTTGAGGGTGTATTGATACTCAAACGACAGCGATGGGGCGAATGTGCTGTAAATCGTGCCCTTATCAATAAAAATATGCAGGAAATCAGGGTTTTCTCTGATGTGGTTGACGGCGTCGCCGAGGGCGGCGCGCAGGGAGTCGGGTTTTAACATGGCAGCTCCTACGGTTGCGTCAGGCAGACGTCGCGAATGTAGTCTTGCAGCCCGGCGATCTGGCTATTGGCGGTTTCTATTCGCTTTCTGATGGTGAAATAATCCCGTTGAGCGGCGTCAGTAAGTCGGGCGGCGGTTGCATCAACCATGCCGGCGGTGCCGGAGGTCGGGCATGAGGCGTTGAGGCGCAGCCGGCGGCGGCCAGCATCAACATCGCGTTGCAGATCATCAATTTTATTTTTTGCATCGGTCAGCTCTCGGCTTCGGTTTTCGTCGATAGTGGCAACGGCTATTTGCGTTTTATTCTGCCACTCGATTTGGCCGGCCAGTCTCTTGTTGTCGCGTTGCAACGTTTCGCGTTCCTGGCGCAGCCCCTGATTGCTGTAAACCAGAAACGCCAGTGCACAAAGCGCGATCAGCGTGATTCCGGCGGCCAGGCGGGTCATTTCTGCCCCCAGGTGCAGACCTCGTGTTCAATATCGCGGCGATTCATCAAGCCTTTCCACGGCTTGCCGCCGGCATAAATCCACTGGCGCAGGCCGTCGCATGCGCCGGCATAGTCGCCGGCGTTCAGCTTGCGCAGCAGGGACGAACGCTCAAAGGCGCTGACGCCCACGTTATAGCTGAAACTGATCAAGGCGGCTTTCTGGTACTCCGTCGCCGGCACTTTTACCGAACGATTGACCGATCGCGCAAAGGGGATCAGGTCTTTGTCCAGAATTGCCTTGCATTCCGCCTGGCTGTAGCGCTTGCCCGGCACGATATCGGCCCCGGTGTGGCCGTAACATACGGTCAGCACGCCGGCCACATCGCGATAGGGTTCAAATCTGACGCCCTCAAGCTCTGGGATCATCAACGTGGCGATCGCCAGCGCGCCAGTGCCGGCCGCACCAAACAACTTTTTCCGCAGGGCAGGTGACATTATTCGGCTTCCTTATTGAAAAGCCCGCGTTTCGTCGGCGGCTCGGTAATGATCCCGGCGTCGACGCCTTTCTCGTAGGCCCGCGTGCGCCGCCAGTCGAAATAGGTCTGCGTGAGATAGGTGATCAGGCCCAGGAGAAAGCCGCCAATCACCGCAACCTGATTCCAGTCAACGTGGCGAAACCAGTCGACCAGCCCGCCAGTGCATAAGCTGCCGGCAATGCAGTAGTTAATACCGGCAGCAATCTTTTCAGTCATGATTTTCATTCTCCACCTCCCGCGCTGGGATTAATCCCACAGTTGCAGGGTCTGAACCGATTCGGATTGAACAATGTCCGGCATGTCGACCGGGTAGCCGTGCGGTAATATCGGCCCCTGGTCTGCCAGACCTGGATTATTCAGCAATACTTGCTCGGTCACGTCCTGCGTCTTGCCGTAGTAGCGCTGGCACAGCGCATCAACGGTGTCGCCCTGGTGCGCATAGACCTTCATCAGATCAGCTCTACCGTCATGCGCGGCAGCGATTGCAGGTCATTGATGGCCCAATCTGCATCGCGGCGGAGATCATCGATCGACGGTTCGATAGCGTCGGCGCGCTTTGAACCGGATGCCGTGGCGTCGAAGCTGCGAAAACGCTCGGTAACGCTGGCCTGAGTCAGGCAGAACACGGCGCGGCGATAAAGCTGCACGCGGGTGCTCTCGTCGTCCAGGTGATCGGCGGGAACCTGTTCCAGTTCGCTGTAGCCCGCGCGCTGTTGCTGCTTGCGCCAGCCTGCCAGCCGATCGTTGACTTCGCTGATGGCGTTCCGCGCCGCCTCAAGCAGACGCGGCTGGGTGATGGTGCCGTCCTGCCGCATGTCTTCGCGGTACTGTTTCAGGTCGATATCCGGCCAAAAGTCCGTATTTTTGATGACGGTGCTGGCCGGCGGCGTCGGCTGCTTGGTGATGTCGATTTCCAGCGCGTTGCTGGGTTTCTTGTCGCCGGGTGCGGGTTCTATTGCGATGCTGACCATACGTTTTCCTGTAGGTGGGCGGTGGACGGGAGCGTTGATGCGGTTTAAACCTGTCGCGGCTCCCGTGCCGCCCTCGCCGGGGGCGATTCGGTTAACTTCCTGCCTGAATGACTTTTTCCAGCTGCTTGATATCCGTTTTTACGCCGGAGTTTTCATCTTTCAGCAGGGCTTTTTTCAGCATGTCCAGTGCCAGCACGGCGTCGCCGTCCTGTCGCAATGCATAGCCAACAAACTTGAACAGACGGGCTTTCACCCGATCGGGCATGTCCTGATTTGCCAGCAATTGCTGCGCGCGTTGCAGCTGCGACGTGTTCAGTGGCCGGCCGGCGGAAAGATCGCGCTGTGCAGCGGCGGCGATCTCTTCAGCGAGCAGGCAACTGGTCGAGCGGTCGAAACCGTCTGGCGCAACAAGGTCATGCCGGATGGCGTACTCGCCGATATCAAGGGCATATTCCAGGTTGCCAATATCCAGAAACCAGACCAGCACGCGCATTAGGATCGCATCCTGCCGGCCTGCGTCGCTTTGCAGCACACCGGCCACCCACGGCATGTAAGTAGGCAGCATGCCGCGCTTCAACTCGGCTTTGGTTTCGTGGGACTCGACGCCGCTCAGCCGCGCCAGATCCTGCTGCATCTTGAACAGCAACAGGTCGTAATTGCCCAGATGGCTCAGGCTTGCCGCCTCATCCAGTGAGGCGGACTGCTGCGCGGCAATGTAGTGCTTATGTCTGCGTGCCGGGCTGCTCATGGATTAGCCCTCCGTGGTTTCCGTTGGCTGTTGCACTGGCTGCTGGCCGGCTGGCGCAGTGGCTTTCGCCTTCAGGATCTGGATATTTTCGATCAGCGCCACGCCCTCGTAGTCTTCAACGACATAGGCTTCGTTGACGGACTCGTAGTTTTCGATGCGGTCGCGTTTCGGGTTGTCGATGATGTGGCGGCGGCGGGTGCCGTCTTGCCAGTAGATCGACAGGTTATCCAGTCGGGTGATGAAAATGGTGTTGTCAGGGAAGGACGGAACACGCACCGCCTGCAAGCCGCCCAGCCGCTTCTGGCTGATGATGATATCGGCGGCCAGGGCTTCAGTGTTCGGTTGCTCCTGGTTGACGAGCGGGAAATATTTGTCCGCCAACAGGGAGCGGCCGACAACGGCGACCAGCTCGGTGTCGTCCTGGAACCAGGGCGCGATCAGCTCGTTGACGGCATCCATCACCAGCGCATCCAGGTTGTGATAGTCGCCATCGATACCGATACGGATTTTTTCCGACACGACGCTGCCGTCCTCGCCCAGCACCTTATCCATCACCTGCTCTGGCGCACCTTTGCGAACTTTCTGCAACCAGCCGATGTTAACGTCCTGCAACAGCTTATTGACGGTGATATCCGAGGTTTTAGCCCGGCTAATGCCGTTCCAGCCGATCATGATGCGGTCGAGGCCCTGGCGCTTCACGATCTGGTTGCGAATGCGGATCTGGAAGTCTTTGAACTTGGCCCAGGCGTCCAGCTTGGAATATTTCAGCGCGGTGTCAAAGTTGGTCTGGGTACACACATAGCCCACTTCGTCCAGGCTGCTTGGATCCATCGGTTCACGTTCTTTGTCGTCGGTATTGGTCGTACTGGCGATGGGGCGGTCAATGCCCAGACCGACTTTAGAGCCGCTCTGTTCGTCAACGGGAATGATGTTGATCTGTTTCAGAAAGCTGCTGCTTTCCTGAATCTTGTCTTCCAGACGCTGCGTTACCGTCGGATCAACGGTGAATTTTGCGGCTACGTCTTCAGGTTCGATGTGGTTCAGGTTCGCGACCTGGCTCAGCAGCATTTTATATTGCTTGCGGGTATTCGGTTTCATTGATTGTTCCTTGTTCCGGTCGTTTATGTCGATGCGGTGCCTGTTTTAGCCGTTAATCCGTCAGCAGTCGGTTAAGACTTCATCGCCGCCGCCGGTTGACAGGTCTCGGCGGTGCGTGGATCGGTCGGTAGTGCTGAGGGTGCTTTTCAGCTCGGAAAGCTCGGTTTTCGCGTCTTTCAGCTGGCTTTCCAGCGATTCGACGGTGGTTTTCAGACCGGAAAATGCTTCGACTTTGGTTTCAAGCCCTTGCTGGCGTTCTGCAACAAATTCCACCGCCTGATGAACGTCGGAAAAACGGCCGTCATCGGAGTGCTGTTTTTTGCTGAACATGGCCTTGATGTGGGTCAGAAGGTTCGGTTTTTCGGTTTCTGGCGCGTCAAATTCCATCACGGTTTCTTCCATTGCCCCGAAGTGCAATCCGCTGGTTTCGGCCAGGTTGTTGGCGGTGAATTTCATGGCTTCGTTACCCAGCGACGCCGGATTGTCGGTAAACGCCAGCCCGGTCAGGTAGGCTTTACCGGTGTCGGCAAATTGCGGGTAATATTCGATGCTGGTGTAAATTTTTTGCCGATCGTTATTCAGCTTCACCAGCCCATCCGTCGCATCAACCTGCGCCAGCAGCGCCAGCTTGCCTTTCAGTGGGCCGGAGGTGATTTCCTGCGCCTTCAACGCGACGACGTCGCCCTGGGCCTTAAAGTCGCTGTTTGGGAAAATGCTCAGGTAGTGCTCAAGGTTGGCGCGGGCCGGGCGGAATGCTGGCGAGAACGTTTCCGCCATTTCTTCGATATGCCGGCGTTCGATTTTGCGGCCGTCACTGGTCGCGCCTTCAACGGCGACGCGGAAAAATTTTGATATTGGCATGGGTAAGCCCCGATCAGTCAGCAGATGGGCCGGGATTGGCCGTGTTTGGCCTATGTTGGCTGGGGCGGGATGGCGGGACAACGCGGCGGCTTTGTGTGGTCAATGGCACAAGGCGCTTTAGGGGTGTTGGTTGTGGCGCGTAGGTAGCCTTTCGGTATTGAAACGTTGAAATTCAGGCCGATAAAGCATGAGCGCTATTACTATCAGCACCGATCTGGATCCCCGCCGTCAGGCCATGTACCTGTATTGGCAGGGGCTTCGCGTCACTCGCATCGCCGAAATGATCGGGGAGAATCCCGTCACGGTACACAGTTGGAAACGCCGCGACAAGTGGGACGATTACGGCCCGCTCGATCAGATGCAGATCACCACAGCCGCCCGCTATTGCCAGCTGATACTGAAGCCGGAGAAAGAAGGGCGCGACCTCAAGGAAATTGACCTGCTGGCGCGCCAGGCGGAGCGGCACGCACGCATCGGCAAATACAACGGCGGCGGCAATGAGGCCGATCTCAATCCCAACATTGGGAGCCGAAACGCCGGACCGCGCCAGCGCACGCAAAAGAACGTTTTCACCGACGAACAGCATGCCCGGCTGAAAGAAATCTTTCTCGAACAGATGTTTGCCTATCAGCGGCGCTGGTATGAGGCGGGGCTGTCGAAAGATTTTCGTATCCGCAACATCCTGAAATCGCGCCAGATCGGCGCGACGTACTATTTTGCACGCGAAGCCCTGATCGACGCCCTGGACACGGGGCGTAATCAGATGTTTGTTTCCGCATCCAAGGCGCAGGCGCACCAGTTCAAAAACTACATCACCGCCTTTGCGCAAGAGGTCGATGTGGAACTGCGCGGGGAAACTATCATCCTGCCAAACGCGGCGGAATTGCATTTCCTCGGCACCAACTCCAACACCGCCCAGGGCCGGCCCGGCAATCTGTATCTGGATGAATATTTCTGGATCCCCGGCTTCAAGAAACTGCGTCGCGCCGCATCGGGTATGGCGTCGCAAACCCGCTACCGTTCGACCTATTTTTCTACCCCGTCGAGCATGACGCATGAGGCCTATTCCTTCTGGAATGGCACGCTGTTCAACAAGGGCAAATCCAAGGATCGCCGCCGTGAAATTGACGTTAGCTATAAACGCCTGGCCGGCGGCGTGCTCTGCGAGGACAAGCAATTCCGCCAGATTGTCACCATTGAAGATGCGTTGCGCGGCGGCTGCGACCTGTTCGACCTCGACGAGCTGCGGGAGGAAAACAGCGATGAAGATTTTGACAACCTGTTCATGTGTAACTTCATCGACGATACATCGTCTGTATTCCCGATGGGTGAAATGCAGCGCTGCATGGTTGACAGCTGGGAGCACTGGACGGACGTTAAGCCGTTCGCGTTGCGCCCGGTAGCGTCGCGGGAAGTCTGGATCGGTTATGACCCTGCCAGTTCTGAAGATGGCGACAGCGCCGGGTGCGCGGTCATCCTGCCGCCGCTGGTTGCCGGCGGAAAATTCCGGGTGTTGGAGCGCCATCAGTGGCGCGGGATGGATTTTGCGGCGCAGGCTCGCAACATCAAGGCGCTGACCGAACGTTACAACGTGAGCTATATCGGTATCGACAACACCGGCCTGGGCCGCGCGGTGTCGCAACTGGTGCGCCAATTCTTCCCTGCGGTGAACGCCATCAACTACAGCCTGGAAATGAAAACTGACCTCGTGCTGAAGGCCCGCGACGTGATCCGCTCCGGCCGCCTGGAGTTTGATGCCGGCGCGCTGGATATCGCCCAGGCGTTTATGTCCATCCGCAAGCAAATGACGGCCACCGGCCGCCGGGCAACCTATGTCACCAGCCGCGCCGAAGGCGTCAGCCACGGCGATGTGGCCTGGGCCGTCATGCACGCCTTATTCAATGAACCGCTCGAAGGGGCAACCGGTAGCAATACAGGTTTTATGGAGATCTACTAAATGAGCAAGCGCAACCGGGGCCGCAAGCACGCCCAGCCGACGACACAAAAACAGACTGGCGCGCAACACGTCGAGGCGTTCACCTTCGGTGACCCGATCCCGATGCTGGATCGGCGCGAAATTCTGGATTATCTGGAGTGCTGCGTCGTCGATCGCTGGTATGAACCGCCTATCTCGTTCAACGGCCTGGCGAAGACGTTCCGCGCGGCGGTTCATCACAGCTCACCGATCACGATGAAGCGCAACATCTTAGTGAGTATGTTCAAACCTCACCGGCTGCTGTCAAAGCAGGATTTCAGCCGCTATGCGCAGGATTTCATGGTGTTCGGCAACAGCTTTATGGAGTCGCGTTACAACCGCCTCGGCGGGATAATGAAGCTGGTTCCCAGCCTAGCGAAATATACCCGCCGTGGCGTCAATACTGATTCTTATTGGTTCGTGCAATCGTGGGCGGAGCCGCATCAGTTTGAAGATGGCACCATTTTCCACCTGCTTGACCCGGACATTAATCAGGAGATCTACGGCGTTCCTGAATATCTTTCCTCGCTTAACTCCATCTGGCTGAACGAGGCCGCAACGCTGTTTCGCCGGAAATACTACCTCAACGGCAGCCATGCCGGCTTTATCCTGTACATGAACGATGCCGCGCATAAACAGGAGGATATCGACAACCTGCGCAAAGCGCTGAAGGAATCGAAAGGGCCGGGCAACTTCCGCAATCTGTTCATGTATGCGCCGGGCGGTAAGCCGGACGGCTTGCAGCTGATCCCGCTCGCCGAAGTGGCAGCGAAAGATGAGTTTTTGAACATCAAGAACGTGACGCGCGACGATCAGTTAGCGTCCCAGCGCACGCCGCCGCAGTTGATGGGGATTTTGCCGAATAACACCGGCGGATTCGGGGATGTGGAAAAGGCCGCGCGGGTATTTGCGATTAATGAGCTGGCCCCGTTGCAGGAGCGCCTTTGCGAGCTAAACGACTGGGTAGGGGAGGAAGTGATCAGCTTCAACCCGTATGAACTGCTCAAGAGTGACTAATAAGTTACTAGCTTATTAAGTTACTGGCTTATTAAGTTGGTTGCTTGATGTGTGTAATGTGAACCGCCGAAAGGCGGTTTTTGCATTCTTATGCGGCGCTATTCATATCGCATTCTTTATCCGTGCGCTATTGTGACATGTCACAGGCGTTTTTTTTTCATTAAAATGTCGCGTCACACAGCTGTTGAAAATTAAAATGTGACGTGGCAGGATAACGCCAAGTCGCCCGCCATGCTCAATGTCGGCACTCAACCCGCAAACGCGTTTTTTGCAGAGATCGAAAGTGATTCTTTGCCAAAAAAACGCCGCATATCCTAAGTGCAACAATCCGCATAGTTCATTGCATACCTAATCACCCCTCAAAACCGCACCAGACAAGGCTTTAGCGCCTTTTTCCTACTGCATAAAAAGTGAATTGTTAAGCATGCAGCGTGGGGGCGGGGGGGACGGCACGGAACAGGGGATCGATGGGGATCGTTTTTCCTGCCTATCCCCCGCAAACCCCGCACCGAATTCACCTGCGCATCGCTGCGAGGCGATCAGATTTGATGTGCGATCGTTGGTGCAAAGAAAAAGCGCCTCGCTGTGTGGCGTATAGGCGCTTTGGTGGGGGCGGTAATGTGCTGGTTTCTATGCCGTTTGGTTGGTGTTATTCATTTTTGTGAATTTTTATTCATTTGCGGTGCTGTTGTTTGCTCGGTTTATTTTCTTCATCGTCTGACTTTGCAACTTCATAATCAAGTTGCTCCGAGTTGTTTCTCTTACCAAAGATATCTAAGCTTTTGGCTAGTTGAGTAGCCTCCTTGAGACCGGAACTTTCGTAGGCTTTGATAGTTAGCCCTAGATCTCCCATTCTACTTAATTTCGCTGCTTCTTTTATTGCTGGCATTTCATTGAAAATTGAGCTTCCTTTTAATTCTGATATGCGATTTATTGTATCCATTCTCCAATCTTTATTCATTGGATTAGTATTTAATGCCCCCACTCCCCAGGATTTCATTATAGGATTGCTATTTAGTGCGTTAATCCCCAATAAACCGGTCTTCCACGCTTCCCCAAGACCTGGTTGCTCCTTCTGCTCCTTTGTTTTTCCTTTATTATAGCCATAGCTTCCTAAGAAACTTTCAACTTTGTGATTTAATAAAATACTTTCAATGCGAGACCCATCTTTAGTTTCAATATACTTAGAAATATCTACTAACATAGTCTCAATGTTATTTATTTTAGATGATAGTTTTATGTTTTCATTGCTTTTTTCCTCTATCATATCGTTCAGTCTGCTGAAATTGTCCTTTGTTGCATTTTTTTCTTGCAGTTCAATAGTTATTTCGTTGATTTTTTGATTTAGCTCCTGTTCTGTCTGTAGAAGCTCTAACCTCCTTGCTGTTAGAGTGGCCACCTCGCTACGCATCGCTAATGTTGATTCATGTAGTGTTTGGTGGTCTTTTTCTAACTTGTCAACATCACTTTTTATAATTGATGCTTTCTGTCTTTTGAGGCTATTCTTTAACTCCCTGTCAGCTTTTATTGCTTCGAGAGAGTTATCGTTATCATAATCAATTTCTTTACTGATTCTTACGGCAATCGAGTGAAGTTTTTTAATAAAAACATTTATGAAAGGCCCGGCCAGGCACATTGTAAAACCTGATATTATTGGGTATACAAACCCCCTTGTGTATTGATATGTGTTGCCAATGCTGCTTAATTTCTGTTCTGCGCTCAAGTTGCTAAATATAAAAAAATATATCCAGTCCCAATTAAATAGGAAAAAGGAAAGAAATATATATCCAAAAAATGGGCCTGATACCCTCTCTTTAAGAACTGCTTTCACATCAGATAGTAATTCACTCATAACAACCTCCAACTCGAATACTATAACTTTCCCAGTTATTTCACGAAACTGCAAATTTTATACTTTTTAGTAGATGTAACTATTCACAGGCTAATCATAATCATTGTTTTATAATGTTTTGAGCATTAGGTGTTTGTAGCCGCGAGTTTGCCAACATGTAGCATCCCCTTGCATGCAACATCCTACAGGTTCGCCTGGCAACGTGTCGCCGCATTTCCCACAACTACTTTTACGCAGCTCGGCCAGCTGTTTCTGCAACAGCTTGTTGTCTTGTCGTATGAGGCCGATCAGGTATTCCGTCACCTCGTAAGGTTCCCTCGCGATCCGGCGCTGCTGACAACCTTCCAGGATCATCGCCATTTCCTGGCTATCGACGCGCAGGGTTATCGTTGTGATGCCGTTGGCCTTGTCGCGCTGGCGCTGGCTGCGTTTACGTTCTGCCGGTGTAGTCATACTATTCCTCCGATTTTAGCGATGCGAAATACTGTTGCTCTGCCCTTTCAATTAAGGCTTGGTGCTGCTGTTCCCTGGTTAATTTCAGGGATGGGCCTATCCCATCTTCTTTCCGTATGCGTTTACCAATTAACTGTGTTTGGCTTGGTACTTGCTTTTTCCACAGCTCCGCTAGGCGCTGTTGAGGGTTAGGTGTTTGAGGTTTCCTGTCGAGGTACAAACAGCAATCCGCCTGTGCTCTATATCGCTTCCCATCAACGATCACCGTTGCTCCTTTGGCCGCCGCCTTCAAAATGTTGTCGTCCAGGCTGAAGCCTATCGACTTAGCAAAGCTTTTTATCCGGCGTTCCTGTGGGCTGAGTGGCCGGCGGAGCGTACCGATCCCCTCATTCGCTCCCGCCGGTCTGTCAACTGCCGCATCCTGAATGTCGCCCAGGTAGAAATACGCCAGCGCACGCTGCTGTTGTTCCTGGCGAATCTGTTCGCGCCAGCGTGCCAAGCTGCCTGGATCTGGCAGTTTTGCCCGGATTTGGGGCAGATAATCCCCCTCATCAGGCAATGCGAAGCCCTCGGCGACTGCCGCGTATGGGTTTTTCACTCTTTCTGGCGATGTGCTGCGTATCCGCCGGAGCAACAACCGCCGTTCTTTGTCGGTTAATTGCTCAAAATTGAGGTTTTCAGGCGGTGGCGGTGGCTCCGGTGGCTGTTTGGTTTTTAACCTTTCCTGCGATGCCGTACAGTTATTGACAGAACTCCGAGAGGGCGCAGGCGCGCCCTTAAGGTCAACGGCCAGGTCAACGGCACGCGCCGGCACAAACTTCCATTCTGTCGTGCGGGTGATGATTGGCGTGTCGATGCCGACCGGCGGAGAGAACACCCCACGGATCCGGATCACGTCTTCGCCGTAATCGTTCGGTGTTTCTGCCGGCTCGTAGTAGGTGCGCACGACCAGATCATCGCGACGGACAAACGGCCCGCCCTGGGCGTTGACGTACTCCGCCCACTTCCCGCAGTCGGCGGCATCGTGCACGGCAGCGAATTCGACGCTCAGGCCGACGGCGGTTTCATGATCGGCCATGCGGCGCAACTCACGGTAAACCGTTACCGGCGCACCGCCGATAAACTGAAACTGACGAATACGCCAGCGGGCCGCCCAGGCAGACACGGCCGGGGCGACTTCTTTCAGCTCTTTGCCGCTGTCGTCGTCCAGCTCGCCGTCTAGCGCGTAACCGTCGATGTTTTTGCTGATGTATTTGGCGATGTAGCCGGTGGCGCTGCCTTTCTCCGGGTCGATGGCTTCAGCGTGGAAACGTGCCTTTCTGGTGCGCTCGCTGTACAGCTCGTCGGCGTCTTCCTCGCAGGCGTAGCTGCGCAGAATACTGCGCACCTGTTCCACGGCTTCAGGACGCATGAACAGCAACATATGCCAATGCGGCGTACCGTCTGCGTGCGGCTCGGCCACGCGGATCCCGAAAATTCGAACGTCTTCGCGGTGCAGCTTAGCGCGGGCGCGTTCCCAGACGCCGCGCAGGTAGCGCTGCGTTTCATCCGGGCTGGCTCCGCGCCATTTTTTATTGCGGTGGCCGTGCTTGTTGGTGGCATGGAAGCGAGAAGGGGCCGTCAGGGTGTAAAACTCCCCCACAAAGCCCATTTCATTGCAGATATTCTCAAAGCCGCGGATGCGCGCCATCAGCTCGCAACGGCGGATCGCCGGGTTCGCCACGCTGTGATCGTATTTGTCGATCAGCGAAATGCGGTTGCCCTCGTCGTCTTCCAGTTCCATCGACTTGAGAAATTCGCGCGTGCGCCGCTTCTGCTCCCGCCAGTCTCCGACCGTTGGGCGGCTGGCGTATGGCGTCGCCTTCTTGCTGACGTGGCCGATCGCGATATGCAAGTGCTCTTTCCATCGATCAGCATGCCGACGCAGGCGGCGCAGCCACCAGTTTTCTGACAGCATGCGCCGCACCGCCGGCCCGGTATTCTCGACCGTCATTTTTTCGCTGTCAGACTGATAGGTATCCCACAGCGGTGGGGTCTGTTTGAATCGGCGGGTCAAGGCAGCTGCGCCTAGGTATAGCTCCAGCACGCTCAGGAACTCTGAGGCACCGCCGGCATCTTCATCGATCACGCTTAACTCGCGTTTGATGGTGATCGCGATATCCTTGGCCAACAGCTCGACGTCGGCGCGGCTGGCATCCGGCAACCGATTGAACCGCTGGCACAGATCGGCGTCGATGTTATTTTCTGGAATGCGGTATTTCTCGTTGACGAGATCAAGCCGTGGCAATACGCGCTCGACAAAGTTTTTCGTCAAGTACGCATTGCCCCGGCGGATGCCCTGTGATTCTTCCAGCTGGCTGATGTGGTAACGCACATCGCGCTGTATCAGTTGCGGCTGCTGCTCAAGCAGATGATGCGCGCGCAGAGTGGCGGCGATCTGTTCTTCGGTCTGTTTCTGGCTTTCGGCCAGTAGGTCTACAGGTGGCTCGATCGCCGGCCGTGGGGCGTTCCACGGAAAGGCCCATTCAAAAGCAGGCGCGCCGCTGCCAGGGTATGGCAACGGCGGTGATGGTTGGTGACGGCCGCGAATAGGTTTTGTCATTCGCAAACGCCGGCGTAAACGCTGCTGCATGTGCTGTGATCATTTGCCGAACCCAGCAAATCAAACTGGCGGCCGCCATGCGTGGTTAATGCCCAATCCCGATAGGTTTCAATGCCGTGCGATTCGATGGTGATGCATTTGATGCGGCGTTCTGCCTTTTTCGGATCCTGCGTTGAAGGGAAAAAAGTAGAATTCCCATTCCTGTAGCACATCGCAACCAACTTTTCCCAGCGGGCGACGCGGGCGATCTCTTCGGGCCAACGCTTGAATATTTCCGCCAGTTCCGCCTTGTTCACGTTGACGCACGGCATGCAGCCAACGCGGCCACACCCTTGTTGATAAAGCGGATTTGGCTTGATGCCGTGGTGTTTGGCGATGGCAAACACATCAGCGTGTTTCCAATCCAAGATCGCACGGTAAATGTGCAGCCCTGGGGTGTTGTCAGCGTCGATTTCCCACATTGGCAAGCCGGCCCGATCTGGTGATTCCTCGGCGCGCACCCCTTGCCAGCTGATTACCTCGTCATAGTCACTTAACAGCGGAACGACAACCTGATCGCGAATGGGATTATGCTTCAGCTCAAAAGAGCAGAAACGGGCCTTTGTCGATGGGAATCGGCCTTTCCACATGCACAGATCGAGGAATGGAATGCCTGTCGGGTGAAGGGTGTCGAGCGCTACCCGAATAATCTCGGCGGCTTGCTTATCGGTAAATCCGCACTCAGTTACCAGCGTGACCGGCCAGCGCTCGGCGATAAACTGGCGCTTCCCGGCCATTCTGTCGGTGAAATCCGCCTTTACGCGCTGGATTTCACCCAGCTTGCTTTCCAGGTAGTCCAGATATTTCATCGTTTCCGGGTGTTCGTGTCCGGTATCAGCAAAAACCCGCACGGCTTTCGCTCCGGCGTCGGCGGCCAACAGTGATTGCGCCAGGCTGTCCTTCCCGCCGGAAATACTGATCACGTTGATGGCATCCACAGCAAGGATGCGATCGTCGATTATTGCCATTCCGGCTGGATATGAGATAACGCGCGAAGGCATCAGCATTTCTACTTTTCCTCCGGCGCAGCTGCCAGCATGGCGGCGTAGATGTTGCCGAAGTTAACGCAGAAGTCTTCGAGGTTGATGAAGGTCACATCGTCGCAGTTCATAGCAGCGGCGATCATTTCTGGCGTTGGTACTGTCGGCACAAGCTTGAACCCATTCGATTTAGCTGGTGCTGGCGTGGCATCGCTAATTAACGCAGTTACAGCAGACTCTAGACGCTGGCCGAGTTCTGTGTTTGTGCAGTGTTCTGCCCATTCGCCCGACTCCAGCAAACCAACTACAGACTCAACATCTTCTGACAGGGCCGTCGCTGGCTGGGCGGTGTAGAACTTCGTGCCGACAGGGAATTGGTCGCCAGCCATCCCAAGCCATTCAACGTCTGGACGTTGGCAGCATCCACAAAATTCATCGACCAGCCGTACTTCTGCGACAGGTTTGGCCTTAGCTACCAGTTCGTCCAAAGCCTTTACCAGCATCTCAACCGCTTCGGTTGAGAAGGTTTCACGCGTATCGGCAATCACGCGCAGGCGCTCCATATTGCCTGCAACACTTTGGCCGTAATCAGGCATTGCCTTGCGTGCTGCTATGTCGGCCCTAATCTGCGCCAACTGTTCCGGTTTTAACTCAAGCATTGACGGCCTCCAGAGTTGCGATGATCTCGCCAGCTGTTGCGCGGCTGGCAGCTTTGGCGCTGACAGAACGGCGTGCGGTGGCGGTGGTGATGGTAAAATCGGAGTACAGCGCCCGCGCGGCGTCGGTTTCGCTGTTCGAGGCGACGACGTGGCGGCCGCGTTTTGCCGCAATGCGCAGCATGCGCGCCAGCTTCCTCTGCTGTTCGCTGGTAAAGCCGTCGGTGTGGTAGCTGGTGAAATTGGCGGTGGCGCTGGCCGGGATGTAGGGCGGATCGCAATAAATCACGTCGCCGGCCTGCGCCATCCTGATTGCTTCCTGGAATGCGCAGCACAGGAAAACCGCTTTTGTGGCCTGCGCCTTCGCAGAGAAAGCCCGGATCTCGTCTTCGGGGAAATAGGGCGCTTTTCTATGACCGAACGGCACATTAAACTCACCGCGCAGGTTGTAACGGCAAACGCCATTGAAGCCGTGGCGATTCAGGTAAAGGAACTGCGCGGCGCGGTACAGGAAATTACTGTCGCAGCGCAGATTAAAATCGGCGCGTACAGCGTAATATCCGGCTTCGCTGGCATGCTCCGTGAACAGGTTGCGCGCTTCGCGGATCAGGACGTCCGGCAGGTTTTTGGCGACGTTGTGGAAGTTGATCAGATCGCTGTTGATATCGCACAGCAGATAGCTTTCATAGTCGGTGTTGAGAAACACCGCGCCACTGCCGACGAACGGTTCAACCAGCCGTTTTCCGGCTGGCAGGTGCTGGCGCAGCGTGTCTATTATGCTGGCCTTGCTGCCCAGCCATTTCAGCGCCGGGCGGTTCACGCGTCACCGCCTGGAACAACGACATCAGCTACAGCGAAACCCTTCAGCTCATTACCATCATAAATTGCTGCTATCACTTCAGGGGCAATCAGCGCATTGATGACGCCAATCATGCCGATGATATAGGTGCTGTCGCAGATACCTACCGTTGCCGCTGTCTTTTTGGCGAAATATTCAGAGCACTTAACGCGATGATCAACCAGAGCTGTGATCGCATCTGGGTCTACCTGAAATAACCCGTTAAGGATATCGACAGTTTTCTGTGCCGTAATTCCGTGCGATGCGCGGCGAGCACCTCCGGCCGCCATTGCCTTAATCACGCCGAGAGTGGTCAGGCAGTCTGAAAGGGCACGATGCGGCGTTCCTTCGATAATGACGCCTTGCTGTTCAGCGGCGGCGGTCAGCTTTTGCCACTTGTACCCGCCGCGCTCGCTGTTCTGGCCGTAGAATTCGGCGTAGGCCAGCATTGCGCATTCAAACGTTGGTCGCTCGATTTTAAAGTGAATCGTGATCCCCCAATCATCATTTGTCTGATCAAGAATCCGGGTGTCGAAATCACTGTTGTAAATCACGACTTTGCGCCCGCTGATGATGTCGTAAAGACTGCGGCACACATGCGGCCAGGAAGGCGCAGTCGCTACCATTTCGTTTGTAATGCCGTGAATGGCTGTCGCGGAGGCAGGGATCACGCTTCGCGGTTTTACCAGCGTGTTCAGCAGAACCCGGCCGGCAGTGTCGATGATGGTGACTTCGACGATCTCGGCGTCATCGCCAAGCCCGGTGGTTTCGGTGTCCAGAATAAGGACGTTGTCGCGCAACCATTGCTGCGCTTGCTGTTGTGGTGTCATGTTTTACCCCTTGAAATGGCGTGATTTTGCTTCTCTGGTGGCCTGGCAGTGCACGCAGGTGCTGACGCCATGAATCAGGCGGCGGCGCTGCTCAGGGATGGGTGCTCCGCATTCCTCGCAGTGAAATGCAGAAGGCCCGCAAGGCTGCGGGCGGGCGTTTTTGATTTGAGCGTCAAGGATTAGCTGATGCCGTTCCTGTGCCATGTCGATTTGATCGGCCATTGGGCGTCCTTAGTCGTAATTGCGTAATTCAGGCGGCATGCACTGTTGATTAAACTCCCGGCAGCATTTGCACTGGCGGTATGCGAACCAGCCCACGACCGCAAAGGCGAGGACAAACCAGACTGCGATTACAGCAATGAAGGTGTTCATTTCGCGGCACCTTCTTGTTGAGTGCCGATCTTTTGGCGGGCGGAAATCCAGCTTTTCAGCATGGAAAGGATTTGATCGCGGGTGGCGTTGTCGGCCTCAAGGCGTTCAATCCTCGTGCTCAACAACTCCAGAAGTTGCAGCCGTGAAGCGCGGCGGGCATCCGCAAGCAACTCCATTAATTCGGCGTCGTTCATAAAAACCCCCTGAATTCAGGATGTAGGAAACCCGCCACCAAAAAGGCGGCATTTTTTATTTCGGGTGGTGGATATATTTCAGTAAGCGCTGAATGTGCCCACTGAAATATATGCCGGGTTTTAGCCATGCCCGGCGCATGAGATGGTAATCGCCCGATCTAAGCAGCCCATTCTTTTGTAAGGACGCAACCGGGTTTCATTGCCTATCTGGGAGCACACCCCGGACGCCAATCCCCCACACGTTGATGGGAGGGTGCGCTCTCAGATAGGGCCGGGCTTTCCCGGCTCATGCGGACTGTTCAACCGCTCGCGGGTGAGGAATATCGCCGTTGTTGCAGCGCATGATCAGACTGTCGATAACGGCGGCGTCCGGGGCGTGGCCGGCGGCTTCTGCTGTACTCAGCAGGCCAGTTAGGCCGATGCACAGACGGAATGCGTAATCGTTCAGTGAAACAGCGCGTACTGCTGGCGCGATCGCCGTGGCGGCGTTGATGTTGTTGGCTTTGGCGTGGTACTGCGCCAGAAGGTCGCCCACTAATGTGATGTATGCCTGTTTCATGCTGCCGCCTGGTGCTGTGAGTAAAGTTGGTCGATATAGCCGGTCGCCTGTGCTTGTGCATCGAATAAGCCATAAGACTGATCGCCCTGGCTTACTTCATATCTGGCGATCTTGTTTACGGCGGTGCGTGGCCGATGGGTAATGACGAATCCGCGATAACTCGATGAATGCCGGCTCACTTTAATTAATGCGTGCATGGCTATCTCCCGGCTTATTGAAATGCCGTAGCGTTCGCGATGTAGTTGCCGCTGGCCGCCAGGCTGTGGGCGTAGTACGCAACCATGTTCACCTGCAACAGTTCGCGGCGGCCTGGGGTGGTGCGCGGCATCAACGGCAGGTAGTTGCGGCGTGCATCGCTTTGCACCTGCTCCAGTGGCATCTTGAAGAATTCGGCGAATTCTTTGAGGGTCATACGCGGCTTGATGCCGTTCTTCGTGATGTACTCCAGCGCTAATTCCGTAGCGTGGTTTTCTGAGGTAGAGCGCCCGGCGTGGCGCCCGACACGAACCTGTGATCGCGGTTGATTAACTTCGTTTACCTTTCTTTGAGCTTGGCCTTTCATGCGTTATCCTCGGCAGATCAACCTAAATTAACTTCGTTTCACTTAAAAGATCCTCAATTGAGGATGTGTTAGGTGAGGATAATCTTCAGGAGAGGATGATGTCAAGCGGGTACGGCGAAAAACTTAAAGCGGTTCGTAATGCAGAGAAATTAACGCAGCCGGAGCTAGCGCAGCTAACAGGGGTGAGCCTGGGTGCGATCAGAAACTATGAAACCGGCCAACGAGAGGTTGGGCTTGGTGTTCTGGATAAGATCGTTAAACACCCCCAGTTCGAAAAATATACGATGTGGATCATGACCGGGAAGACAATGCCCGAAGTGGGGCAAATCTCCCCGGCTCTCTCCCCTGATGGGCAAAACAGCACACCCAACCACCAAAGCGGCCGGAAGGCTGGCTAACCATCTATAAAATATGGACAAATTGGGGTACTGGCGGAATTTGTAAAGAGTCGTATTTCTGGGAATAACCATAAAAGGAGTTTTAAGTGGAAGATTTATTTTTTGCCTACATCACAGCGAGCAAGAAGGTTTCATCTTACGGTCTGTCTTCACCTGAACGAGTTGGCGACTATATCCAAGGCATCTGCATGCGTAGCGCCAGCTATAAGACATTTCGGTTAGACCGCTTTATCGGCTTTTTCGGCGACATTCAGGAAGCCGAAGAGTATGCCGAGAAGGTACGCCAGTTCCTGCTTGAGTCCCCCGACACTGAAGAGTTGCCGATTTTTGCTCAGCTGCGGGAGCAAAAACAATATAAACGGTATGAATCCCCCGCGATGCTTAGGCCGCTTGACTTCAGCGGGCCGATGGAAATCTGCTTTACCGGATTCAAGAAGGATGACAAGGCGCGGCTTGCCGCTGTTGCCTCAGAGCATGGAATGATCGTTAGAAGCGACGTCACCGTAAACCTTCACTTCCTTTGCGGTGGCTACAACGCCGGCCCGAAAAAATTAGAGGTAGCCCGAAAAAAAGGCACTCTCATTTTAAGGGAGGACGAGTTTTTATCCCTGGTCGCAACTGGTGAGTTGCCTGATGACTATGACAGGTAGATATGAGCATAAAATCCAGTGGTAGTGGCGAATGGCTGGTAGATGTTCGTCCACAGGGGCGTGACGGCCCGCGCGTTCGCAAGAAATTTCCAACGAAAGCGGAGGCGCAGGCGTTCGAGCGCTGGGTGATCGCCACCCAGCATAATAAGGGGTGGATGGATAAGCCCAAAGATCGCCGACCCCTTTCGGAGCTGATAGAGCTATGGTGGTTGCACTACGGCCAAACACTCAAGGCTGGCCGCTGCACATATTTGGCACTGATTGCCTTTGATGCGTACATGAAATACCCGCGAGCCGATCAGATCACGCATGAGCTGTTTTCTGATTATCGCGCTGCCCGTCTCACGGAAGGGATTAGCCCTCGGACTATCAACAATATGCAGATCCGACTGAGTGGGGTTTTTACCGCGTTGACGGCCGCCGGCAAATTTCATGGCGAAAACCCGATGAAAGGCCTGAAGCGGGCGAAGACAAAGCGATCTAAAATGGCGTTCTTGACCAAGCCCCAGATCGCGCAGCTGTTGCAGGAAACGCACCCAAATGACATACGGGCCGTTCGGCTTGCTTTGGCTACTGGTGCTCGTTTCGGCGAAGTCGAAAGCCTGCTCGACGAACACATCATTAAAAATCGCGTCACCTATGTGGACACAAAGAACGGGAAAGATAGAACCGTCCCTATCTCGCCGGAGTTGTTCAAGGACATTAAAGGCTCCATCGTTGGGCGTCGAGTGTTCCCTAAGTTGAGTTACACACGGGTGCGCCAGTTACTGAAAAAACTGATCCCCGACTTGCCGAACGGTCAGGCGACTCACGTTTTTAGGCACACTTTTGGTTCTCACTACATGATGAACGGGGGCAATATTCTTGCCCTACAGAAGATTTTGGGCCACGCCACCATTGAGCAAACTATGACCTATGCGCACTTTGCGCCTGATTATCTGCTCGATGCCGTAAGATTCAACCCGCTGGAATATCACCAGGATGATAGTGTCCACATTTTGCCAAAATTAGGTTGAGCCTGATTACTCTCGGTTCACTTAGATTCGTTTCGTTGATTCATGTGCTTTTGATAATTAATTGATTTTAAAGTGATGATTTTCACCTTTAGCGCCTTGTGTCCACAAGGATATCAAAAAAAAGCCCGCAAGTCTGCGGGCAAAAGTTCCTTGTTACTTCTTCATTTGCGAGCGCTTCTCTGGGGGGGAAACGCCTGAAGACAGGCTACGCGAGACCGGCTTAAGATTCTGCGGCCAAACCGTTAAGAAAGTGAAAATCCAGGCGGCTGCTACGCTGATAGCAGAGGCCGGCAGGGCTAGGGCGGTGTCCATCGCCCTCGGTTTTGTAATACACTGACGGCAATCGCAAATAATGGGGAATGGTATGCAGGTTAACGATCGAGTGACGGTAAAAACAGACGGCGGCCCGCGGCGTGAAGGCATCATTTTGGCCGTAGAGGTGTTCAACGAAGGCACTATGTATCTGGTTTCTCTTGACGACTACCCGGCGGGCGTATGGTTTTTTAATGAAATCGACAGCCGTGACGGCACGTTTGTGGAGCCCTGTCGCGAGCATGGGCAGTAACTTCGGCTAATCTCATTAATTTGCTAATGAAATTGTCCGTTTTGAGATTATTTCATAGCGGTAAGATTCTTTTTATCGATGACAAAAAAATACCCGTTGCGCTAGCGGGGGATAACGCAGCAGGTATTCTTTTAAGGGCGCCAGCATCTGATATCCAGATGACATTATCACCAGGTATTTAACGGCTGGCAAAACAGAGTGGGGGCCTTCTCTGTGGTTTAACGGCTATTGACAAATATTCCACTGGTCAAGGTATCGGTCAGACGAACAACGTGGTAAATGATCTGCTTGTTGTGCGTCTTTATTTTCCGCTTGATGTTTCCTTTGTGGGAAGAGACCGTTTTGGCCTTTATTTGCATCTGGTCTGATATCTGGATGGTGCCTTGACCGGACATCCACATGCGTAACATGTTCGATTCGGTCTGGCTCAGCGTTACCGGCGTTTGATCCAGAGAGGATTTCTCCGCCCGTAGGGACGTTCTCTCGAGATAGTGACTAAGTAGCTGATTCATAGTCTCTGGTTTGATGGATTTTGACGATATGATGACGTTCTTGCGAACATATAAATAATCGTCGAAATGTACGTTGGTAATGGCCATGAAGATGAAGAATAACGTATCCGGGTGCAGTGAAATCACCCGTTTTATTCGCTCGGTGGCATTCGCTTCGTGGATGAAGCAGTCCTCGTTAATAAACACCAGGCTGGGATTCAACTTGCTGCATTTTTCGTGCAGGCTGTCAATGTCCTCGATGGCATTAATATGGCGTTTCTTCACGCCATGCGAAGTCAGATAGTCGGTTAATCCCAATCTGGTATAGCTACATGAATCCATGATGATCGTTGGCATATCGCACCCCCACTTAAATCCGTTTTACTGCGGTAATATGAGAAAAAGCCTAAAAAGCCGAAAGGCAAAATGGAGCAATAATTCAGTGTAGCGAGTGTTCTATCAATAAACACGACGTCACTCAATGATATTTTCATACTAAACTTATTAATTGCATGAATCTATAAGTTTGGCTTAAGTCAGGGCGATCTGCTGTTCGTCCAGCTTCGGCATGTTGAGCCTGATTTGCGCTTGGCGCCCGAGCCTGTCTGCATTGCTTGCCGTGAATCTGTTCATCATGTCACGAAACAAAATTTTAGTTTGCTAGGAAAAGTCTTAAAAAAAATTCATGTGTCGTTTTTTTGAGGTCTTTTAGCGTGTTTCTTGAGCGGTGAAAAAACACTCGCACTGAGTGCTTTGGATTTTTACATATAAAAATCATTATTTTGCGGTGTTTTTTGCTTTTCGCGCAAATGATAAGCACGCCTTTTTTTATCATAACAACAAACAGAAGTTAACATTCTGGCTGGAATGTGTAGCTTAATTGTTGCTATAAATCACCGTTTTACAATGAGTTATCTGGATATTTATTTCACATGAAATAGTTTTCGTGAATGTTTAACGGTGATTGAGTGATTTTTCTAAACTATCATCCTGCTGCCCGATCCCCGGGGAGGAATGGCAGGTCGGAGTTGTCTCTGGCCCGCGTTGGTTTTAACTTGCCTCTCCACCTTTCAAAAAACAGGATGCCGCGGTGAGACGGAATCAGTATGGGCAGCCGATAGGTGAAGCCCTCCCTCATTGGCAGCCGGCAGGCATGCCCGGCCACACGCCACTGCAAGGGCGGTTTTGCCGCCTGGAACCGCTTAACCTCGAGCGCTGGGGGGATGCGCTTTATCAGGCTTATCAAACCGCCGAGGACGATCGCGACTGGACCTATCTGTTTTGGGAACGCCCGCAGTCGCGCGCAGACTTCCAGCGTTATCTCCAGGCGCAGGCGTCCAGCGCAGACAGAAACACGATGGTGGTGATCGATCGGGCGAACGGGCGCGCGGTAGGAACCTGCGCTTTTTTGCGCATCGATCCCGCCAACGGCGTGGCCGAACTGGGCACCATCAACTGGTCGCCGCTGATGAAGCGCAGTGCGCTGGGCAGCGAGGCGATCTTCCTGATGCTGCGGCACCTGTTCGACGATCTTGGTTACCGGCGTTGCGAATGGAAATGCGATAGCCTCAATCTGCCTTCACGTCAGGCCGCCGAGCGCCTGGGGTTCCGCTATGAAGGCACGTTCCGCCAGGCCGTCGTCGTCAAAGGACGCACGCGCGACACCGACTGGCTGTCGATCGTCGACGGGGAATGGCCGGCGCGGCGCGCGGCGTTTGCTGCCTGGCTATCGCCGGATAACATCGGCGATGACGGGCGGCAAGCACGGCAATTGCAGGCCTTCCGACGCGAGTAA